CAGTATATTATGAGGAACTAGATAACGAAACTGGTGAGATGAAGAAGACTATGCGCTTTGAACCTACTCGTACTCGTTATCGTCCATTACCAAGTACTATTCATACTTGCATCATTGAAGAAGCATCAATGGTATCAGTTGAACTATTTCAGGAGTTAGCAGATGCGTTACCGTCGAATTGTCAGTTCATATTTCTTGGAGACATTCAGCAGTTACCGCCAGTCTTTGGCTCCGCAATTTTGGGGTACAAAATGCTGGAACTTCCAGTTGTGGAACTCACGGAAGTATATCGTCAAGCATTGGAAAGTCCAATCATTAGGCTTGCACATCGTATCTTGTCAGGTAATCCGATACCTGTAGCAGAGTTCCCTGAGTGGAAAACTCCAGGACAATTAACTATCCATCCTTGGAAGAAGAAACTTGATCCTGATACTGCACTTCGTACTATTGCTAAGTTCCTGACTCAAGCTATTGATACTGGCCATTACAATCCTGAGGAAGATATGATCCTCATGCCATTCAATAAGTCTTGTGGTACTATTGAACTGAATAAGCATATTGCACAGCATCTTGCTCGCAAGAGAGAAGCAGTTGTATGGGAAGTAATTGCTGGATTTAATAAACTCTACATCTCTGTAGGAGATAAAGTACTTGTAGATAAAGAAGATGCAGTAGTAATTGGTATCCAAAAGAATCCATCTTATGCAGGTGCTATGCCTCAAGCTGAGAGTAAATATCTTGATTACTGGGGATATAACTCAGAAGGTGGAAAGGAAGCTACACATCATCTTGATGATTCTGCTGGAGATGTAGACTTCTTACTCTCTCAAGTTTCTGCAAGAGGTGGGGATGGAGAGGATAGAGTACGACAAGCATCACATGAAATTCGAGTTAAACTATTGGAGACTGACCGTGAAGTTACACTTACTACTGCTGGTGAACTCAATAACCTCATTCATGCTTTTGCTCTTACAGTACATAAATCTCAAGGCTCTGAATTTAGGAAAGTATTCCTTATGCTCCACCAGTCTCATGCTACTATGCTTGGTCGTGAGCTTCTTTATACTGGTGTCACCCGTGCTCGCGAAGAACTGTATATAATTTGTGAGCCGGAAAGTATGACTAATGGTATTATGAGTCAGAGAATTAAAGGTAATACTCTTGCAGAGAAAGCTGAGTTCTTTAAAGGTAAGTTGGAAGCTAAGAATGGAGGGTTGCTGGGATGATTGGAATAGGACATAACACTCTCTTTTATACTAAAGAACAAGTAATGGAGTTTGTATTTACTCTGTATAAAAGAAGCCTGACAGTATCTTCTCGTCAGCGTATAGATATGCCACTTTACTTTGATATTCGCCAGCACTATGAGCTAGGTCGTATCAGTGTTGCTTACTTCAAACGTCATGTAGGTTATATCGATATGTGGAGTGAGCGTATAACTTACGTAATGTGAGATCGCTTTTCTAACTAACTCTATCGGCACCCCCTTGACACGATCCTAGCTCTTTGCTATACTGAGCACTCGTTGATAGGGCAGGTGCCCAAAGAAAACTGGCTAAGGTAGCCGCCAATATTAAGAGCTACCAACTTCTAATAGGAACTAATCATCATGATCCGTACGAATCGCTTTGCTATGATTGCTGCTCTGGTTTGCGCTGGTTATCAACAAGCTAATCCGGAAGCTGGTCAAACTGTTTCCAGCACTTCGCAACCTACTGATGCTAAGCCGGGCGAACAAACGCAAGAACAGAAAGATGCTCAGATCAAACAGATCAAAGCTAACTTCAACAATCTTGTGGATGTGAAAGAAACTAACTTCTTCTTCCGTAAGGTTAAGAACGAAGTCAAGAATCCGGAAACTGGCGAAGTTAGTGTTGTTGAAACCAAGCGTCCGACTGTTACTATTCCTGTTCCTGTTCCTTCGGTTGAAGGTGTCATGGCAATTCTGGAAGCTGGTGGTAAACAACTGGACCTGCTGCTTGAAGCTGTTGCTAACGTTGTTATCGATCAAGCTCGTGAGAAAGTAAACGAGAAAGAAGATATCAACGCAGAGAACTTCCCGTACGAAGTTCTGAGCTGGGAACATATTGCTAATCTGCCGAAAGCAGAACGTCGTGGTGGTGGTATCAGCAAAGAACTGTGGGAAGATTTCGAGAAAGACTATGTCGAAATTATGCCGGGCCTTACTGGTAAGAAGAAAGATGCTGTTGAGATGGCAGCTAAAGTCTTCAAGTCCAAGTTCCAGGGTGCTCAGACTAACAAGCCTGTTCTCAAACTGCTGGAAGGTCAGCTTGCTATTTATGCACAGAATACTACGCAAGGTGAGCAAGTTCTGCCGTGCATCGAGTTCCTCCAGAATAAACTGGAGAAGCTGCTGAACACGGATGAAACCAATCTGCTGCTGGCTCTGTAATTTAGAGCTAGTGCGTAGATACTACCTATATTTTTCTTAGTCGTTGGGTATAGGTAGTTATCGTCGTTGTACCAAGTTTGTTAGTTTCTTGGGTCACAAAATAACTAGCATTCACCTCTTGAGTTTCCTCGTCAGTTTCTCCAAGAGGTGTCTTATATAGTGCTCATTAACTAGAGCTAAACTCCTCAGCCAAGTTAATCTCAATTACGGTTGATGGGCACTATATAAGATAGTAGTACCTTAATAGGATCGAAGTGAATTGTGGAACGCACCGTGAACTAGATGGAAGATCGGCGGCCTACTACTATCTTATTCCAGATGACTGCGCATCGTGTGAACCGTTGGGTTCCTTTAAACTGGAAGTTATAGGATGCAATTTTGCTCCATAGACATAACAAACAAAAAAGATAAGAGACTCATGGCCTGAAGTCTCAAGCACGGATCGTACCGTGGAGTGGTTCACTGTGTTAGTAGCTCTTAGAGAATAACGCACATTAGTTCTGCTAAAAACTCGGAACCAAGAATTCAAGTAGCAAAGCGCACCTAGCCCGTACAAATAATAATCATAGCTAGGATATAATAAACAATAATTCTTCCCAAGACATGGCGAATAAGTACTCCTCAATATGGGACACGTTGAAAGATAAAAGGCACGTAACTCTTGCAATTCCTGTCCCATTGCAGAAGCGTGTTATTCGTGGTGTAATCAATCTGAAAGACAGGGATAGAATCTTTAAGTTACAAGCTGCGGAAGCAAAGAAACGATTCATCATTAGGTACTTAATAGATGGCGCCAGAGTGCGCCTATTTTTACGCGAGTACAATGATGTATCTGCATTAACTATCTCTGATCTTTGAGAGGAATCCATGGGTTACAATAACGTATATCGTCCTGTAGTTGGAATCATTAAGCGTAGTACAGATAAAGCAATTCTTCTGGTAGTAACTGATCCTGAAGCTCTTACTCCTGAGGATGAGGAAATTGAGAACTGGATTCCACGCTCCCAAATTTCAGGTATGACTCCAATGAAAGATGCAAAAGGTAATACAGAAGTCATGATGTCTGAGTGGATCATCGGACAGAAAGGATTGCAGGCTTTTATTAAGAAAGCTACCAGTCCTGTTCCTGCTAAGGTGAACATTCCTAATGATGACGTTCCATTCTAAGTAACAACTACGATAAGTGAAATTGAAAGGAGCATAATATGGCACTTGATCTTGCAGCTCTCAGAGCTAAGATAGCAGCACAGAAACTAGCAAAAGAACAGGAGACTAAGAATGAAGCTAGTGCTAGCCCTTCTGCAAATCTTCCTACTTCTTCTGCTACTGCGGTTGTTGTGTCTGAGTCCAGCCCTGCGCAAGGAACTCCACAATCTAATGCAGTAGTTCCTACTGTTTCTGCACCTGAGAGACTTGGTACTGCCAAGACTACAGAGATTGATCATCTGAACTTCATTGGTAAGATGAACTCTCTTGCAGAAGCTATCCATCATCAGCATCCTACGATGCCTGTACTTCTGAAACAAATCCACACTCACTTGCGTAATGATCCAGAACTAGTAACTACTTTGGATGAAGAAGGTATTGGTATCATTGTACGAGGACTACAGATTCAGACTAAAACTGAACTGGTTACTCAGGCAGTTAAAGATACCAGTGGACGTAAGAAGAAATCTGCTGCACTCTCTACTGATATGTTCTAAGAGGATACTATGACTTCTCCAGTAGTAGGATTTAGTATCCCTCACGGCAACATGCTGATGACAGTAGAAGATACCAGTAAACCTATCTGGTTTGGTGACTACTACCACGGCAAGCTGGCTATCTATGTTGCCACAGTAACTGGAGAAGTTATTCCAGATTCTATAACTCTAATCTGTGTGATGATGGATGGAACAGGTAAGGACTATGTAATGAGTAGTCATTATCTTAACACCTTCACGTTGGATGAAATTGTATCTGACTTGCAAGCACGAGTCATTATCAGGTACAATCAGGAAAAGAGTAAAGAAGACCCAGCACTTTGGGTTAATGGTCCTAGCACTCTCCAGTAGGATGAGAACAATGAACTTAGATGATCCGATAGTTATCGCATTGATTAAGCTCTTTGCGAAACACTATCGGTTTTTTTACGCCTTCGATAATTCGAGGTATAGACTCATAGTATCTTGGCTTACTGATGACTGGACTGGACGTGATGCTTACAAATACTTAGTAGCTATGCAGGAATCAGTTGAAATTCCTTGGTATGCTAAGTCAAATAACTTACTTCAGTTGTCTGGAATATTACGTGTACATCCAGTTGCATTGTATAAGAAATTAAAGGAGCTAGAAAATGACTCTGTCTGAGCTTTTAGCTTGGCATAAAAGTAAATTAGAGACAGCCACTAGCATGCTAACAGCAGCTTCGTTTATGAAAAAACCTAGAATAATATTAGAAGAATACGCTGAGGTTGTTAAGATTCATACTAATGCTGTTAAATTATTAGCGCTTATTGTTGAGAAAAATCATGAGTGACTTTCTAGATGACCCAATTGAAGTAAATGCAAAAGCTAATATAGATCGAGAGCTTATTGAATATGAAGGGTTTGATCCTAGACTTAAGCTTATGTCTTACTCGTCTAACCTCACACTTCATAAGTGTCCACGTAAGTATCAGCTGTACAAGCTCAAAGCTACTGATGATGAGATGGACCCAGAAGCTGCGAGTAATCAGAATCTTACATTCGCATTCGGACATATTGTCGGTGAAGGGATTCAAGATGTGCTCGATGGTTTATCGGAAGAGCAAGTTATCTGGAAGATGTTCCTTGCTTTCCACGCTGACTTGGAAGATAGGAATGAGAAACAGAACAAGAGTTTCTATCTTGCAGTTGCAGCGATTCAGAGGTTTATATCTCTTAGACATAGTGGATTTCTTGAGGACTACGAACTTCTTTACTATCAGGGTAAGCCGGCTAAAGAACTTAGTTTCCGTATCCACTTACCAGATGGATTTAAGTATCGAGGAAGTGTCGACGCTGTACTTAGAAATAAGACCACTGGCAAGATTCTCGTCTTGGAATGTAAGACATCGAGTAGTAAAACTCTTCACGCAACTCAATATAAAAATAGCGCGCAAGCAGTGGGATACTCAGTTGTACTAGATGTTATAGCTCCTGAAGTCTCTTCCTATGAAGTCCTCTATCTGGTATATCTTACTAAGGACATGGGCTATGAGCAACTTAAGTTCACAAAAACGTACCTTCAAAGAGCAACTTGGATTCAAGAGCTTTTGCTTGACGTTGAAACTATTAAGTTGTATCAGAAGACAGGGGTTTACCCAATGCGAGGTGAAAGCTGTATGGACTTCTTCAGAGACTGTGAGTATCTCAATCAGTGCAACTTATCAACGCACTTGATTACTACTCCTTTCTCTCCTGAAGCTGTATTGGATGATAAGGTCTATGATGTGGAACTCACATTGGAACAGATCATTGAGGGACAGATGAAGAAAGTAATTCCTATTCAGCAGATTAACATGACAGAAGCAATTCCTCAGGATGGAGATACAATGTTATGATCCCACGTAAACAACCTAAGTTTACTCGACTAACTCCTAGTACTGACCTCCAGAGACTAGCACAAAAAGAAAACTTCTCACTGTTCCAAATTAGGTCTATGCTTGGACAGTTGACATTCATGAAGCAATGTGCTACAGTGCCACAATCTTCTGTTCTTTCAGTTGAGAATACGCTACGAGCAATTGAGAAGAAGATTAGGTACGAACAGAACAAACGTAAGCAAGCACGAAAGGTAAAAGATAATGGCTAAACTAACTACAATCGCAGCTTCCCTCGAACAACGAGTATGTCTCTTTGGTCCACCTAAGTCTGGTAAGACTGAACTTGCAGGTAAGCTCGCTGAGAAATATAATCTTCTTTGGTTTGATCTTGAGAATGGTTCTAATACTCTGCTTAAATTTCCACGTGAATGGCAAGAGCGTATTAACCTTATCAAGATTCGTGACTCAAAGGACTATCCTATTGCTATTGAGACTATGCTCAAGGTAGTAAAGGGTAAGGAAGTTAAAATTTGTGCAGCTCATAGTAAGGTAGCTTGCCCTATTTGTACTAAGAGTGGAGCAGAGGTTGAGCGAGTATGTCTAGATGAACTAGATGGTAGTTGGGTAGTTGTATACGATAGCGGTACTCAGCTTGCACAGTCTGCACTTTCTCACATTACAAAGAATCAGGATGATACTTATAAATGTCAGCTCGACGATTGGGGCGCACTTAAGCATCTTATGGAAAGGTTTCTAAGCGCTATACAGTCAGCTAAGTACAATTGTGTATTCATCACTCACGAAGAAGAGGTTAAATTTGAAGACGGAAGAACAAAGATTGTTCCTGTTGGAGGCTCTTCTAATAGCAGTCGTAACACTGCTAAGTACTTTGACCATGTTATCTACTGTAATCTCGTTAACAAAAAACACGTGGTGGGAAGTGCTACTGATTACAGTACTACTGTGCTCACAGGTAGTCGTACTGACGTTAAGCTGGAGGCTAATAAGGAAGGTGGCAATCTTCTTGATGTGTTTACTACTTGGAGGCTTCCAAATTTTGGTATGGCTAGCAAGGAAGAAACAACAGCACCAGAAGTACAAGCAACAACTCCTGCTGCAAACGCTGCACAAGTAGATACTCGCACTCCTTCACAGATTGCACTTGAAAACTTGAGGAATAAACTTAAATGAGCACTAAGAGAGATAAGGGTAAGCTCAAAGGTAGAGTACCTGCAAGAGTTAGAATGGAGTTTGATTCTACTCATGTATCTTTCTATCTTGCTAAATCAGAGCGTGAGCGTAAGACTAAATTAGGATACCGACTTCGACCGAAGGGTATGAATGTAGCACTGGCTGCTGTTTATCCAGCTCCACCCACTAACACTACTGAAACTGAGACTTTAAACAAGGAGAATGTGTAATGCTTGCAACTATTTATATTACTACTAAAGGTATTCGTAATCAAACGATGGTGTTGGAAGGTCTTACTACTCTACTAGAAGAAAAAGGTTTTGAAGTAGTACGTAATGATGATCGCATTCACATCTCTGGAGATGTAAATAACTTAGCGACGGCAGAAAAAACATCTCAGCAAATGTGTGAAGAAGCTATTGTTCCCAAGTCAGCACTACAAAATGCACACGCAATTGTACATGGTGATAGGGAACAGACTTATGGCGATGCAGGTAAGAATCTGCGAACCATTGCAGCTTATTGGAATACACATCTACTTGCTGCTAAGTCTATCGAGGCCCGCTTGACAGAGGACGACGTCTGCGGTATGATGCGCTTACTGAAGGAAGCAAGGCTTGCAACAAACCCACAACATCGTGATAGTCTTGTAGATGTTGCTGGTTATGTTGAACTACAAGATGTTGTAAATCTTCAGAAACAAAAGTCTTAATCCCGTACGTTACATTCAAGTCCCGTACATTCCCGTAGTTACTTAACTTAATTAATAGATAGGATATATCATGAGCAACGAACTGAACCAAAACGTTTCGATGGACGATCTGCTGGATGGTACTCTGGATGATCTGGCTGATGTTCCTGAGTTTAAACCTTTCCCTGCTGGTGCTCACAAAGTTCGTATCTTCTTTGATGCTACCAAGAAGATCAACGATATGCCTGCAATTGAGGTGAAACTGGTTCATGTTGAAACTGTTGAACTGAATGATCCGGAAGATACTATGCCGGCTCCTGGCGATAGCACCAACGTTATCTACATCCTGAAGAAGAAAGATGATAAAGGTAACGTTGTTCGCAATGAGCTTGCAGAAGGTCAGTTCAAAGAACTGCTGAAGTCTCTGGCTCCTGGCTTCCCTGAGGCTACTACGAATCGTGCAATCATGGAAGCTGCTAATGGTTTTGAAGTTCTGGCAGCTACTTCGATTCGTGAGAATAAGAAGGACAAGAACAATATCAAGTACTACACCGCTCTTGATAATGTCATGCTGCTGGATGCCTGATTAGTTCAGTAGGTAAATATCAAGCCCCCTTGCATGGAACTAATACTTCTGTGTAAGGGGGCTTTCATTTACCTCTTGAGGTTTATTATGGCCTACGTTGATAGTGAAAGATTTAAGAATCATCATATGATGGCTGGAGAATTAGAACTTACTCCAGAAGAAGCCAGCAATTTAAGTGAAGCTGAATTAGTACATTTATACGATATTACTTTTCTAGTCAACAGGCATGACTTCATAGAAAAGTCTAGAAGTTATAGACCTAGCGGAACTAGATTACCTACAGGCGGACCTTATGGAGGACAGTTTCCTTACATAGTCCATGAGCCTAAAACGCACAGTAAGAAATAAATCATGAGTGAAATCCTCCTATTTCTTGGAACAGAGGAAGACAAGGAGTACGCTCCACATCTTAAACCTCTTGTATCTAATGCCACAGTATTTACTCTTTTTCGTCCAGTAGGAACACTGGCGGAGATAGTTGCTTATTGCAAGCAGCGTAATATTACTGGGGTATTCTCCACCAATAAAGATATTCTTATGAAGCTCCTAGCTAAGATGGGGAATCATAAGAAGTCTGTCTCACTCGATGACTATCAAGGAAGTTACTTCCAGCATGATGGTATTGAGTTTGTATTCCTTTCCCCTCTTAAGCAACTGTTCACTGTACCTTATGGTAAGTTTATTGCTAGACGATTCATATCTAAGCTAGCAACTCCTCAAGCATGGAACAAGTCTCCTTCCTTTAGCTGGGAAGTAATGACTGCATCAAACTACTCTTCTATCTTTGAAAGATTCAAGAGTGCTATCATGATTGGAGTCGACATTGAAACGCTTAAAGAAGGTTTACGAATCGACTCCATTTCGTATACGGCTCTTTTTCTGGATAGCGATACTGGAGTTCTTAGTACTCATACTGCTGTACTTAGCATCGAGAGTATGTTCGATGTGACTATTATGCGGAAGTTCAACTGGGAACTTCAAGCACCTAAGGCACTTCAGAATGGTAAGTATGACCTCTCCTATCTCTCCCGCTATGCAGCAGTTCTGTATAACTATCTGTGGGACACAGCTACAATGTTCCACTGCTGGTATGCAGAACTACCAAAAGACCTTGGATTCCTTGGAGCCTTCTTCGTACGTGAAGGCGTTTACTGGAAAGACCTTGCACAATCGCCAGACAGAAAAGAACAACTTAGATATAACGCACTTGATACGTACACCACGGTACTAGTAGCAATGCAGTGGATCATTCAGTCTCCTGATTGGGCGAAGAGAAATTACAAAGCTGAGTTCCCGCTTAACTTCCCTTGCCATCTGTCTGAAATGACTGGCATTAAGCGTGACATGGCAATGCTCATTAAAGCTGAAGAAGTAGTTGATGCTCAAATTGCAGAAGCTAATAACAGACTAGATCGTATGCTTGGTATTCCTGTTGGACTTACCTTCAATACGAACAGTGCACCACAGAATGCACGACTGAGAAAAGTACTTGGTTGCTCTCACATTGATTCTTCTGACGAGAAGAGTGTGAAGAAGATGTCTCTGATGCATCCACTGAATGCACGCATCTTCGGAGTATACTCAAAGATTAAGAAGTGGCGTAAGTTATCTTCGACTTACTTAACTCCTGGGAAAGAATTAAATGGCCGTATTCTTTACGCTATCAATCCACACGGAACCGACACAGGACGGATGGCTAGTAGAGAGCATCATTTCTGGTGCGGACTGCAAGTCCAGAATATCCCACGTGGAAAAGAAGTCAAAATCACTCTTATTGCCGATGAAGGTTTCAGACTTGGCGAATGCGATCTTAAGCAAGCTGAAACACGAGACACTGCTTACGTTTCTGGAGACGCAAATCTTATCGCAGCAATTAGCAGTGAAAAGGATTTCCACGCTCTTAATGCTTCAGCGTTTTTTGGAGTACCTTACGAATCTATCTTCGATGATACCACTGGAAAGACTCTCGATAAGGCATTACGAGACCTCAGCAAACGAGTTAATCATGGCGCTAACTATCTCATGGGATGGCAAGTCCTGATTGATACGATGGGTGAAGATAAGGTATGGGAAGCTAAGAAACTTCTTGGTCTTCCTAGGCATTATGGATTACGAGAGATTGCAGAACACTTGCTTGCAGCTTTCCATGCTACATATCCTACACTACAATCTTCTTATTATCCTGCTGTTGTACATGAAGTAGTTACTACTCGAATGCTTGTGTCTCATACCTGCATTCAAGAACCAGAAGTATATGGAGTTGAACCAGTCTGGAAGACTGACTGGGAACTCGAACCATTAGAAGGTTGGACAAGGTATTGCTTTGGTCAGCCCGATAAAAACAAGCTAGATAAGAATGCTTATGTAGCGCACGTATCACAATCCCTCAATGCACAAGTTCTCAATAGAGCTTACCTTCGGGTATTCTATGAGATAGCATTAAACCCTAAGTACTCCAAGTACTTTAAACTATGTGCACAAATTCATGACTCAATCCTATTCCAATTTAAGGAAGGTCATGAATACCTTGCAGACATGGTAGCGAAACTGATGGAGGTTCCTGTCAGGATTCGTAGTTACGATGGAGTTATCCGAACCTTTGCTGTTCCTGCTGATGCCAAGATTGGTAAAGATGGGAAGGGCGCACTTAGGTGGAGTGAAACAGAATGAACGCTATTAGACATGATCGCATTGGAGTTGTTGAGAATCCAGATGGGAGTATTGATATTGTTGTACCTCCCAGTATGGCAAATGAATTTAAACAGATGGTCAAGAAAGGTACTGACCTCTCTCCTAACAAGCATGTAGAAATTACTGACTTCGCAGATAGACTTCTTGGTCGTGATAAATGGGTAGGTCCATGTATGAAACAAGCTATTCATGGATACCCTCATTATCCTAAACCACAGGCTGAAGTAGTGCAAAGAGATATTGTGGGAGATCATTGGGATATTCCTTCTGATAAGAAGAAAGATTCCTAATCATGAGTTCCCAAGGAGAGAACTTTATAACTCAGTATCTCTCCTATGTAGGTAATACAGAAGCTCCTACATTCTACCACCGTTGGAGTATGCTTTCTGCGGTGGGTGCCTACTTAGGGAGACAGTACTCTTTCCCGTTTGGACACTCAGAGATTTATTCCAATATGTATGTAATGCTTATTGGTGATCCTGGTACAAGGAAAAGTACTGCAATTAAATTAGCAAAGAAGATTCTCACTCAAGCAGGTTACACTACTATCAGTGCGGATCGTTCATCTAAAGAGAAGTTCATTATGGACTTAGCTGGAGATGATACAGATTCAGGAGACACAGTAGATACCCTGCTAGATAAGAATCTCTGGGGAGATACAAGTGGTGATGCAGATGCAGAGATGTATATTGCTTGTGATGAGTTCAATGACTTTATCGGACTAGGTAATCTTGAATTCATTTCTCTGCTTGGAACTATGTGGGACTTTACTGGAGACTATAAACTTCGTACTAAGAATTCTAAATCAATCACTGTACATAACCCCACTGTTAGTATCTTGGGCGGTAATACCCCCGTTAGCTTTGCTAATGCATTTCCTCCAGATACTTTGGGCCAAGGATTCTTTTCGAGGCTTCTTCTTATCTATGGTGAAAGCACTGGTAAGAAAATTCCGTTTCCAGAAATTCCGTCTGTAGCAGCAACAGGGCATATCACAAGCGAGCTTCAACGCATCAAACTTACGTCCCGTGGTCAAGCAAAGTTAAGTCCAAAAGCTAAGTCACTGCTAGCAAAAATATACGACACGTACAAACCCATAGATGATTCCCGTTTTATAAGTTATTCCAATCGTAGATTCATACACCTTCTGAAGCTCTGTCTCGTAATAAGTGCCTGTGACTTTTCAAATACAATAGAAGAGAAGCATGTAGTAGAAGCAAATACTCTTCTTACTCATACTGAACATCTTATGCCTAAGGCACTGGGACAATTCGGTAAGGCTAGGAATAGTGATGTAACTCATAAGATCATGACTGTGCTTGCTGATGCAGATGCACCTATGCAGGTGAAAGATATCTGGAAGCATGTGCATAATGATATTGAGAAGTTGAATGATCTTGTTGAAATGCTTAGGAATCTCCTAGCAGCAGATAAGATATTCAATGTACAAGGTGGGTATCTGGCGAAAGCTAGAAAGATTATGGAAGTCAATTCTGATATGATTGACTACTCTTATTTAACTGAAGAAGAAAGAGGAATGAGAAAATGAGTACACCTACTGAAATTACTAATGAACCTACTGTGTTTGTTGAGACGGCTAATAAAGTTATTCGTTATGCTGACTTTGTTAGTAATCTCTTTAAGCATGATACACAGGATATGGAGTTCATGCATGCAGCACTTGGTGTGGCTGGAGAAGCAGGTGAACTTGCAGATGCTATTAAGAAGCATGTAGTATATGGCAAGGAGCTGGACTGGAATAATATTGTAGAAGAACTTGGTGACTTGCGATTCTACATGCAGCAAATCATGAATATGATTGGAGTTACTGAAGATTCAGTACTGCAACATAATGCCAATAAACTAGGTAAGCGATATAAGTCTGGTAGCTATAGTAACGAACAAGCTATTGCTCGGGCGGATAAGGAATAAATCATGAAGCACCTAATCATCTACCACGCTAACTGCAATGATGGTTTTGGTGCTGCATGGGCTGCATGGAAAGCTCTCAAGGAAACTGGTCTTGTAGAACTCCATGCAGCTTCATACGGCAAAGAACCTCCGTACGAACTTATCAATGCTGGAATTAATGTACATATTGTAGATTTCAGTTATCCTCCTGATAAGCTTATTACCATGTGTAGTATGGCTAAGCACGTAACAATGCTAGACCACCACAAGACAGCTATTGATTCTTATGCAGAGTATCAAAGTGAACCTGCTGAGAATAGTACGATTATCTTTGATGATAGCCGCAGTGGAGCTATGCTAGCTTGGAATTATTATCATCCTAGCAAACAACCTCCTCGTATCATTGAGCATATTCAAGATCGTGATCTCTGGAAGTTTGCAATCAATCATACCAGAGAAGTACATCTGAATCTGAATACTCTTCCTAAAGAACTTCCTGTATGGGATGCTCTGATTACCAGTACGGATGCTAGTGGGTTCGAGTTCAAAGCATTTGTAGAAGGTGGGAAGGCAATCAAGAGGTACTATGATAATTTGATTCAGAATATCTTAGCTACTAACAAACGAGAGGTTTGGATTGATGGAGTTAAGGGACTTAGTTGCAATTGTCCCGGAGCACTAGCTTCTGATCTTGGTCACGAACTGGCAAATGAGTCTGGAACTTTTGGACTTACGTGGGAATCACTAAAGGACGGAAATGCTAAATGTTCTCTACGCTCCAATGATGACTATGATGTTTCAGCAATTGCTAAGTCATTCGGTGGAGGAGGTCATAAGAATGCAGCTGGCTTTGTATTCACCAATAGTTTGGAAGAATCTGCAAGACTTAAGTGGGGAGAGAAATGAGCCACTGGGCACACATTAATATCTTCCCGGATGAAGTAATTAATCTTCAGCGAGAACTGGTACATCATCCTAAGCTGATGGAATTACTTCGTGCTAATCATAGAGCAGATAGCTGGGAAACTAAACTGGCTGAAATTGCTAAGTACTGTGATGTGATTGTGAATGGGGATTATACTGAAGAGGATCTTGTCAGACTCTGTGGTATTCTGGAGAAGAAGCTAATGGAGAGACGAGAAGATAATCGTGGATTGTTGGTGATTGTATGAGATACTTCTTACTGTTGTTACTTCTAGCTCTTGCTGGCTGTGAGCAACCTATCAGTAAAGAACAGACTCTTGCAGCTTCTAAAGGTTGTACAGATGCTGGATTAATTCCAAGTGTACAAAGTAATGGTTGGGGTGGAACTCCTACAAGAGTTATCTGTACAAATCCAAAATATAGTAAGTAAAAAGAAAGCCCACTACTCTTAATTGAGAGGTGGGCTTTTTTACATCTATTGACTTTCAGTTCCAAGTCCCGTAGTAGTATCTATTTCATTCCTACCTCCCATAAGAATCTGCATCTTCTGGTTAAATGGATTCTGCAATTGTTGCGTAATCTTCTGACTCTGTGAGATGTTAGCAGACTTCAGAGTAGAGAGTATAAACTTATTAAACTGAGCTTGCTTACCACCACTAGCAGCATATTGCTCAGCAAACTTGTTAATGCTATCTCCATCCAACTGCTGTCCCTGAATACCAGTAGTCTTAACAGCAGCTACCAGCTTATCTCTCATATCCTTCTGTGCAGCTTCATACGCACTGATGCGGAACATACCATCATTCACAATGGCTTCATCAAGAGGTCTACCACCAGCAAGCCTACTGAGAGATGCAAGAGAAAGGAAGTCATTAGTACCAATAATACTTCCCTTGGAAGAAGTAGAGAACACAACTCCATTCCCAGTAGTAGCTTGCAAGTCTTGAGCCAGTCCAGCAAGTGGACGAGAAATACCATTGTGCTCAATACCTTGCAGAATACTCTCCCATACATTCCCACCATCTTTAATCTTGCTCACAGTATTATACAGACCAGCAAACAACTTACTATAAGCAGAGACAATAGGAATATCTTGTACCTGATTCGGAATGATAGTAAGACTACGTGGATTAATATCACCCCGAGAATACAAGTTAGTTTGAATGATATTAGAAGGTACTCCGTACATGAGCCAATCACCAGCAGTCTTGCCAACAGTACCATAGAGCATATCATACAAATCAGTGTGATTAGTATTCCCACTCAAGTTACCAATGATATGAGTGTTAATAGCATTGAATGCTGGCAGACCATTGATCCCGTAAAGAGTACCCTGTAATCCCATAAGCATCGCAGCATCTTTAGCAGTACCTTCCCCGACATAGCGGAACATCTGTTGCATCAAGTTGAATTGATAACTCTGGAACAATCCAAGTGCCTGACCAATCGGACCTTGGAACATTACTGGTCTTTGGCTTGCAACAGTATTAGCTTCTACTCGATTAACAAAAGTATTCCTGTATGCTTTGGCTTCAGCAGAAGTCATGAGTCCATGTTGCTCACCAAGGTCAGTAAGCTGTCTCATAACATCAGCACTCAGGAATCGGTTCATCTGTTCAAAGAACTTATTACCTGTGTATTGCTCTCCTTTCTGCATCGCAGTATCAGCAAAAGTTTTAGCTTTTGCCCAACCACTAGCAAGTCGCTGATTCAAATCATTAGCAGACTCAGTTCCTCGCAGAGTAAAATCATCTAGCATATCTCTGAACTGATTAAGTGAATCTTTAATCAATCCTTCTTTCTGATACTGTGCAAGAAGAGTTCCATCATCTTTGAAGAAGTTAGTTATTGCATTCTGCAAGAGCTTAGCAGGTGCTACAATCTGCTGTCCAGTTCTTTCCAATCCTGGCAAGTTAATCTTAGCAAGTCCAGCAAGCTGTCCTGCAAGTTCACTGTTACCTTGATTGATTGCAGTAGTGATCTGTTTCAGTTCCGTACTACGTAGGATATTCGCACCAATAGCATTATTCAGACCATTGAGTGGATCAAGCGCAAGTACGAACTTGGAGAGAATACCATTGCTAGTTCTAATGAACTTACTGAGTACAGCTTTAGGAGCAGTATGATTCACCAGTGCATCAACAGCAGCAGTATTATATGCACTATTGATTCCATAGCTCTGTAGGATATCATTAATCTGATCCAGCTCAGCAGGACTCTTAGCAGAATTCCACACCTTACTTACTGAGTCATATACATTACTGACTGCTTTGTCAATTGCTCGATTAGCAGAATAGAGAAGAGAATATTCAGAAGCCTTAGATACATCTAGTGCAGTTTTGATGTAATCAGTATATGGATTCTTACCAAACTTTTCAACACTACTCAGAGCAGAACCATAGCGAGAAGAACCAACAGAAGTAAATTGTTTACCTTGATCTTCAAGCCAATCGAAGGCAGGCTGATATTTCATCCTCACCAGTTCAGCAGCAGTAACATCA